GAAAGCTATTCGATAAACTTTAGCGGTAATTTAGTGCAGTTAAAGGAAAGGTTTAAGGATGACAAATTAAACTCACTAGCGTATTTTGAGGATGGCGTTAGAATTAGCTACTACGATGAATTAAATCACTTGTATGACCTTGCAAACGTTCAGGCAAGAGTTACAGATGACAATTACGATATCCTTTATCCTTTAATCGGTACTAAAAGAAAATTCTTTTTAGCAGCGGGAGCGACAGCAGCGGATAATATTTCAACTACTGCGGGAAAGTTATTGTTCAACGAGATATTTCCAGCGATACGAGTTACTAAAATACTAGAGTATATTCAGGGAGCGTACGGAATTACATTCACGGGAGCGTTTATTCAAAGTTTGACTTTTAGTAAATTATTTCTTTATCTTAAAAATCAAGATGAATTCACAATAAGACCCGAACAATTAAGAGTTAATTTTACAAGCAAATCAAGCACGACTGAAATACTAGATAGTGGCGGAAATTTTATTACAAATGCCGCTTTTCCTTTTAATGATTTAGATTTAACAACGGATGTTTTAAACTACAATTTTCAAACAATAAACCAATTTTTTGACCCACCTGCTGGAACAGAAAGTCCGAGTCTTTTTCCTACCTTTAGATTTTTACGTTTACAAATAATAACCGCTTCAACAAATCCATATAACGTATATGTTTATGATAATGGAGTTTTGTTTACTAGTTTTTTAAATGCAGTAGGAACTCAAACATTTACCATACAAAGCAGTTTAATTAATGGCCCAGCTAATCTTTTTACTTTTTTTGTAAGTAGTGAAATAGGAATAACTTTTACAAGTACTTTAGGACAGGTAAAGAAAAGGACAAGAAGTTTTAGTACTCAAAGTTTTTATACAGAAACGCAAATATCAACCGCAGCAGGAACTTCACAAACGACAGTATCAAATATTGACATAAAATCATTTATTCCAGATATAAACGTGGTTTCATTTATGGAAGGTTTGATTAAGATGTTTAATTTGATGGTAATTCCAACATCCGAAACTTCTTTTAATTTGCAGCCTTTACCCGATTATTATTTAGATGGTATTAATCACGACATAACCGAGTATGTTGATACGGACAGCATAGAAATAAACCCGCCTCAATTATTCAAACGTATAGCGTTTAAATTTGAAAAATCCGAAAACATATTAAATGAAACTTTTAGAGGTTTATTCAATAGAGAATTTGGAGACTTAAATTTTGAAAATCAAAATAGTGCATTTGCTGAAACGTACGAAGTGGCATTACCTTTTGAGGATTTTATGTTTGATAGGGAAACGGGAACGGATTTTATTACCGCTACGATGTTTGATAAAAATAGTCAAGCGTACGTACCGAAGCCGAGTTTAATTTATTGCAACGGAGTGCAGTCAGTAACGCCCGATATTAAAATATCGAATACTACAATAACAAATAACATATCGGAGTATGTTAGGTTTACAAATGAATTGCTTTTAGCGAGTAGCGATTTGAACTATACACAATCTTTGAATTGGGGCGCAGAGATTTCCGCTTGGTTTTTAGATATAAATTTCACTGGTTTATACGATAAGTTTTATAGTCAATATATCGAAAACTTATTTAACCAACGAACTAGAATACTAAAATTAAAATCAATGCTTCCAACTTCTTTGATTTGTTCAATCAAGTTAAAAGATAAATTAATAGTTTCAAATAAAAGGTATATCATTAACACAATGACACCCGAATTAACTACGGGGGAAACTTCCTTTGAGTTGATTTTAGATAATAGCGAAGCGCAGCAAGGTGATAGCGAGATTTTACGATTGTCAAACATTCAAACAATGACACTAGATAATACGGCGCAGTCAATCGAGTTGCAGATATTCTTAAAAGACTTTGATTTATGGCGTTCAAAAGTTGCAGTCGGTTATTTGTTTGGAACTTATACAAGCGGTGGAAACGTTTACAAAGATGGCCTTTTAAATATTGCAGTACCTGCTAATGCAAGTGGTGTAAATAGAACGGATAATGTTCTTGTAGAATTTTACAAAGGAGCAGCACCAACAATTATTTCAATCCAAATCAATCAATATGCTTAGACAAATATTTACACTTTTAAGAGAAGTGCCAAACAACAGCGGAGAATTAATTGCAATTGCAAAGGGTAAAAATCAATTTCCTAAAAATTGGAAACAAATTAAAACAGCAGCAAAATGGCTATCACAAAAATAGTAGACTTACAAGTTAATAGCAATATTGACCAAACAACGCAAGATGTTAAGCAATTAAATACAGCTATTCAAAGCGTTGATAAAAGCGCAGATAAAGTAGGCACGTCTTTGAGTAAAGCGGGTGCTGCGGGTAATTCATTCGGTGCTATTAAAAATATGGTTACTGAATTAAACCCAGCTTTAGCAGGAGCAGAAAAAGGATTCGGTGCAGTATTAACCCAAATGTGGGCAATGGTTGCAAATCCTATCGGTGCGGTTATCGCTGCGCTTGTGTTAGGACTTACGGCGTTGTATAAAGCGTTTACTTCAACAGATGAGGGCGCAGACAAGTTAGAGCAAATGATGGGCGGATTGTCTAACGTGATGGTTGTTGTTCGTGATAGGTTTTTAAAGTTTGGTGAAGCGTTAGCGAAATTCTTTTCGGGTGATTTTAGCGGTGCGGTTAAAGATGCTCGTTCAGCAATCTCGGGAGTAGGTGATGAGATTACAGCCGAGTTTAAAAAAGGAGCGGAAGCAGCTAAATTACTTCAAGAGGTTGGCGATGCAATGCGGGATTTAAAAGTCGCACGTGCGGAATTAAATAAAAATCTAGCTGAATCAAGGGAGTTGCTTTCAGATGAAAATGCAACTTATGAACAGAAAAGAAAAGCTATTGAAACTATAAGAAAAGGCGAAGCGGAACTAACGAAAGCATCTTTAGAAAATGCACGTAAAACATTAAGAGCGGCGCAGTTAAATAAAAAAGCCTCAGCAGATGAAAGACTAGACGCAATCGCAGACGCAAAAGCCGAGATATCAAATTTAGAAGCGGAAAGCGCAGCAGTATTAGTTAGGGCTAACAAGCAACAAAAGCAACTTAATGCTCAAATGGAAGCCGACCAAAAAGCAGCGCACGATAAAAGAACAGCTAGAAATAAAGAAATATCTGATGCTAAAAATAAAGAAATAGAACAAATTAAGGCATTAAAAAAAGTGCAGTTAGAAAATGTTGTGGCTTTAGAAAACGAAATAACAAAAGTAATTTCAGATGCACAAGATAAGCAATCGGAGTTTTTAGTTACTAAAGAACAAGCGGAAATAACAGCTGTAAATGATAAATATTTCAGATTAATAGAATTAGCAAAACAGCAAGGCAGAACACAAGAAGAAATTGACACGCTAGAAATAGCGCAAATGAATGAGGTTAACGATATTAAATTACAAGGTCAAGATAAATATTATGCTGATAAAAAAGCAAAAACAGATAAAGATGCTAAAGACGAAATAGATACCGCAAAAGCAGTAGCCGATGCAAAACTAGCAATACAAAACGCAGGCTTAGATAACATAAGCAAAGGAATTAACTTATTGCAAACTTTGGGTATAAAAAATAAGGCAATTCAAAAAGCGTTATTGGTTGCAGAAAGCGCAGCTGGTATAGCAAAGATTATAGTAAACACAAACGCAGCCAACTCAGCAGCACGATTAAAATACTCTTTGTTGCCGGGAGGTGCGGCATTAGCAGCAGCCGAAATAGTAATGAATAAAGTCGGAGCAGGTATTGGAATAGCAGCCAACTTAGCAGCAACAGCGAAAGCGTTAGGAGCATTGGGTGGTGGAGGTGCGCCATCAGCAGGAGGTGCGTCAGGTGGGGATAGTGGAGGTGGTTCTGCGACACCTAATTTCAACGTAGTAGGAAATAGCGGAGTTAATCAATTAGCGGGAGTGATGGCTAACCGTGAGCAAACACCCGTTAAAGCGTATGTAGTACCTAGCGATGTAACAACGGGGCAATCACTAGACCGAAACATTATTAGAAATGCAAGTTTAGGATAAAAAAAACAGCTACCTAAAAGATAGCTGTTCGCCCCAAATCTTAATAAATGCTTAAACCATAAAGCACGAATGTAAAAACAAAAATACAACAAACCTAACTTTTTAACGATAATATTTTAAAAGCAGTAAAAAATGAAAATTGTAGAACTTGTAATTGATAACGAAAACGATGGTATAGATGCTATTTCAGTAGTAGACAGACCAGCAATCGAATCTGATTTTATTGCGCTTTCATCACAGTTAGAAGTTGAATTAAAAGAAGTAAACACCGAGAAAAAAATATTGATGGGTGCGGTTTTAATTCCAAACAAAAAGATTTACAGAAAAGAAAATGGCGAGGAGTTTTATGTGTTTTTTAGTGAGCAAACGGTACGTAAAGCATCTGAACTCTTCTTTATAAATAACAATCAATCTAACGCCACACAACAACACGAAAAAGACATTGACGGAATGACCGTTACAGAAAGTTGGATTGTTGAGGACAAAGAAAAAGACAAATCTAATTTTCACGGTTTTGATGTTCCCGTAGGTACGTGGATGATCTCGATGAAATGTAATAACGATGCAGTTTGGGAAGATGTGAAAAGCGGTAAGGTAAAAGGATTTTCGATTGAGGGTTATTTTGCTGATAAAATGCAAATGAAAAAGGAGCAGAATTTAATAGAACAAATTAAAAAAATTCTAGAAAATGAAAAATAATTCAAGTCCTACAAATAATAAAAGAGGGTGTTTATGTGCAGATGAGGAAACGTACAGCCGAGAGTGCTGTAAAGGCGAGTTAATCAATCAAGGGATTGGCGCATTAGAGAATCAAGGAACGAGTGTAATTATTAATTTATAAATCAAAATGGAGTACAAAAAAACGTTAAATCAAATCAAATCACTTTTGTCTATTCAAGTAAAATTAGAGCAGATGAAATTGGAGGATGGTGTGACCGTTGTTGAAGCGGAATCTTTTGAGCCTGATTATTCGATTGGTATTGTATCTGAAACTGGGATTGTTGCTATGCCAGTCGGCGAGTACACAACCGCAGACGGTGCGATTATCGTAGTTGAACAAGAGGGAATTATCAAAGAGGTTAAAGAGGCAAGTGCTGAAGTAGAAGAAGCAAGTGCAGAAACACCAGAGGAAATTGTTGCGCCTGAAATGGAAGCGACACCTAAAAAAATTGTTGAATCAGTTTCAAAAGAAACTTTTTTCGCAAAAGAACAAGAGTTGGAAGTTGAGAAAACAAAAAGCGCAAAATTAGAAGCGGAACTTAACGAATTAAAAGTTCAATTGTCTGCAGCTCCTGCGCCTTTAGTTTACAATCCTGAAAACGAAAAGAAAGTTGAAGTTAATTTGCTACATAGCAAAAGACCTGAAACGACACAAGACAGAATTTATAAAAAACTATTTTCAAAAAACTAAAAAAAATGTCAAGAACAATCATTGGAATTAGCAACGACCCAGTATTAAGTCGTGCAAAAGAAACAACAGTAACTGCAACAACTACTTTTACAGCAGCAGACGCAGGAACTACAACTTGGAACGTAGCAACAGACGCTATCGTTATGAATTTACCAGCTATTACAGCCGAAAATCTAGGAATGGAATTTAGATTTAGAAACACGGGAGCAGATGGTGCGGTATTGTTATCAATCGATCCTGCAGCAGCAGATGGAATTAACGGAAGTATTGCAAACGCAGCAGCAGATTCAGTAGCTAGCGGTGTAGCAGGTAAAAAACTAAACAACACAAAAGCAACTGCAAACAATGGCGATTACGTTGTGCTTAGAGCGCAAGCTCC